GCTCCACTAGATAATAAACAACATGCACTAGATGCTGTTCGAACAGCATTTCAGATGCTAAAAGACCTGGAGATATTTAATGAAGAAGTTGAAAGAGAAGGCATACCCGCTTTTGGGATGGGTCTTGGTATTAACACTGCCACTGTGGTTGTTGGCAATATGGGCAGTACTCAGCGTTTTGACTATACTTGCCTGGGTGATGGCGTTAATCTGGCTGCTCGTTTGGAAGGTCAATCCAAGCCTTATGGGGTCAAACTTGTCGTCGGGCCACAAACTGCCGAATTGGTTAGGGATGTATACCAAGTAGTTGAACTTGATCTCATTGCCGTAAAAGGTAAAACAGAACCTGCCAGAATCTATACCATTTTTGATGTTGTTGATGGCGCAGGAGAAATCTTACATAAGAAGTTCCTCGAACTCTATCGTCAAGGTAAATGGGATGCAGCTATCAATATGATAAAAGATCTGAAGTGTTGCTGGAACGAAGAGCTAAATGCATACTATAAGATGATGGAACAGCGCATTCAGGATCTGAAGATTGAAGAACCATATGAATGGGACGGAATTTATCGCGCCACCTCAAAATAAACATGTACAATAATCCATTTTCATGGTAGGATGAACCTATAATGATGAAGGACGAAAACATGAATATCACGATTACCGGCATGATTGGCAAGCGTAAAGAAAAAGCCCTCCTGAAGGAAGCTGCAGAATTCTTTGCCAACCAGTTAATGGATCCTCGCATGGTTCGCAACCTTACCCTCGACATCGAAGTTTATAACAACCTTGATGTTGAAGGCGAATGTGTCGATGAAGACGGTTTTCGCAATCCTCGGTGGTTCACCATTGGCTTGAAGGGTGACCAAGACATTGGTACAATGATCAAAACTCTCGGCCACGAAATGGTCCATGTCAAGCAGCATGCAAAGAACGAACTTCAGACTGGTCATGCAGTTGCCGCACGTGGCGGCCTCAAAATTTACAGCAAGTGGATGGGTGAAGTTTGGAAAGCAAAACGTAAAGAAGATGATTACTTTGACTCTCCTTGGGAGATCGAAGCATATGGCCGCGAAGTCGGGCTGTTTGCAAAATGGGTTCAATATAAAAAGGAATTGATATGAAGAATATTATGGAAACAATTTTTGATCGTGTATTTAGTTTTACTACAATGGTGGGTTTACTGGTTTTATTGACTGGCTGGTTTCTTGGATCGGCTATCATTAATGAAAACGAAGAACGCGCACTGAATAAAGCAACTATTAAGGCTTGCTACGATGGAGGCCTAATTAAGGTCGATACCGATGCAGGCTCTTATTGCGTTGCTCCTTCTAATCTTGTCAAGGTTGAAGTGAAATGAGTTTTTGGTTAATTGTTTATCTGTTTACTGCAGAAGGTGAGTTCATTGCCAAGGATGTCTATGAGACTGGCGGCCAGGAACAGTGTGCTCAGTTTGCAGGTGAAGTGACTCGCACGATTATTAATAGTGGACTTCAGGCACAGTTTCATTGCGTAAGTGATGATCACTACATGGGTCGCAAACAAGATGAAGGCGTCGATTATGACTAATCATCCTCGTCAACGCGCATTGTGGGATGGACTAACTGGATCAGGTTGTCTTGGTATTATTCTTTTGCTTGCTATGATAACTATAATTGGAGTTTTGTTTGAATGACTGAACGTATAGGCATCGTAGCAAGTTGTTTTGATTTGTTTCATGCAGGCCATATCCTGATGTTGACTGAGGCAAAGGAAAACTGTGATCGTTTGGTCGTAGCTCTACAATCAGATCCTACAATCGATCGACCTGAGAAGAACAAACCAGTTCAGGCATTGTCAGAGCGATTTATTCAGGTTAATGCCTGCAAATATGTGGATCAGATCATTCCATATGATACAGAAGAAGATCTACTCAACCTATTGTCAGGTTATGATTGGGATGTTCGATTCCTTGGATCTGATTACTCCGGTAGGACAGACTTCACAGGATCCGATTTATACATTCCGATTCATTACTGCTCGCGTAGGCACAACTACAGTTCGTCAGCTTTGCGTGAACGTATCGTCAAATCGGAGAAAAAGAAGTGAGCAAATGGGCAGCACGATTCCTCGATCTCGCTGACCATGTCGCGACATGGTCAAAGGATCCTCGAACACAAGTAGGCTGCGTCATTGTAGATAAGCACAACCGTATCGTCTCTCTTGGTTTTAATGGCTTTCCTCGTGGTGTGAAAGATCTTGCAGAGAGATACAATGATAGGCCTATAAAGCATCTGTTCGTAGCTCATGCCGAACGGAATGCACTCGACAATGCTCCGCTGTCTGTCGAAGGTTGTACACTCTATAGTCCTCTGCTACCTTGCAGCGAATGTGCAAAGAGTATTATTCAGAAAGGAATTACGAAAGTAGTATCGTATGAACCAGCAGAAGATGTTGAACATTTTCACTGGGATGTCACAAAAATGATGTTTCAAGAAGCAGGTGTTCAACTTTATCTGATAAATAAAACCGTCACGCCTACTGGGTGACATAACTAAACTCGCTTAATAGGAGAATGAGTATGTTTAATAATATCAAGGATTTCGATCGCTTTTTTGTAGGGTTCGATCCAATCGTAAAGAGAATGTCAGAAGCTGCAGAGCAGACTGTAAAGGCAGCTCAAAACTATCCCCCATACAATATTAAGAAGATTGATGAGAACAAGTATCTTATCGAGATGGCTGTTGCTGGTTTCGGTAAGCAAGATCTTGAGATAGAACTTGCTGAAGATAAGCTAATCATCAAAGGCAATGTTCAGTCTGGCGAACCTGCAGAACAAGATTCGAAAGGCGAGTGGGCCTGGCCAGCATTCCTGTATCAAGGACTTGCGAATCGCCCATTCACTCGCACGTTCAATCTTGCAGATAATGTAGAGATTCGCGGAGCTTCTCTTCTGAATGGTATTCTGAAGATTGCTTTGGAAGCTATTATTCCTGAGCATAAGAAGCCAAAGAAGATCCACATCCAGGATCCTGACGAAGAGTATCCGTCACAAGCTGCCGAATTTTTGGCAGAAGGTAAGACTAAGTAAAAAGAAGGGGAGCTTTCGCTCCCCTTCAATTTATCCCCAATTGGCGTATTGTTTTGTTTTCTTTAAACGATCGTCAAGACCGTGTGTACCGCCATTCACTCGCTTTGTAATCTGAGTGATGATAGCATCGGATACGCCTTTATCTGCAATTGCAAGCAATCCATTTTTACGGAAGAACCACAATGCAGACTCAAAAGCCAACTCACCAACCACAAGATCAGGATTCGTTAAGACGTCAGGACGTTTTACGTCAGCGGCAAAGGCTGCATAGTTGTCTTTCCCAGTCAGCTGGATTGGACCACGACCACGCCACTTATAACCATCTCCAGAGGCTTCTGAACCGTTCCCCATCCGATTAGCATACACTTTGTTTGCAATCTTTTCTGGCTTACGTGCATAACCTGCAGTCGAAGCGATCGTAGGAAAATACTTCTTAAAGATGCTGTTAAGTCCCTTATCAGAGTAGTTCAGATTCTCAGAGAATACCTTAAACCCGCCTGACTCATGCGCGCACTGACCAAAGAAGTGTGCAGCCTGAGTATTCGATAGTTTGAAATAATCTCTGGCGGTCACATAAGTTCCTGGTCCCCATTTACCGTCGGCAGTAATGCCGCATTTAGTTTGGAGTGCAGCTAATGGACCAAGACCAGATACATTTGAAGGAGCCGCCGGAGACGACTGAGGAGGCGCTTGCTTTGGCGCTGTGGCGATTGAAGGAGCCCCAGCTGCCTTTGTCGTCGATGGATCAAAGTCAGCGACCGTTGTATAGACGGTTCCGCCTGCCTTCGACTTCGTAGCGATCATACGTACTTTACGATTTCCGCCAGCCTTCTTAATCGAAGCGTGAACCCAACCAGAATTCTTATCGCCTTTTGTGTAGAACTCGAGAATCACTTGGTCAAACTCAAGATTGTCACCGATCCAGTCGGCAACCGTTTTGTTATCGACACCCTTTACTTCAAAGTCAATTGCCTGACCGTTGACATGTTGTGATGTCTTCGAACCGCCGACTGCCTTATTGACAAGCGGTGCACGATACGAAGAGTTGATCGTCACAGGACCAAACTTCGCACGAACTGGTTCGAGAATCTTCTCGCAACAGTAACGCATATTTTCGATATGTTCTGGAGTTGGAGTGTTACTCAATCCAAGTCTTTTAGCCGTCGGAGAAACAGTCATTTCTTCTAGAGCAAAATGTTCAGTTAGTTTCATTTTTATCGCCTTTTACTATGTACTTTATTTGGGTTTTAGAGTATAACTAATAATGCGGCCAGATACTGGAGATCCAATGAATTTTTATACCAATGTGACTCGTCATCGAAATCAAATTTTAGTCCGTGGAATATTTGACGGCAAACCTGTCAAATTTTCTGTGAAATACAAACCTTATTTATTCGTTCAAGCAAGTGCACAAACCGAATATAAGAACCTCAAAGGTGAATATGTCGGCAAGATGCAATTCGATTCCATGTCTGAGACGCGAGAGTTTCTGCAAAGTTACGAGAACGTAGCAGGCATGAACATCTACGGCCTCTCAGATTGGCCTTACATGTATATTTATGACAAGTATAAGGGTGAGATCAAGTATGATCCCGCTCTCGTTTCAGTTTGTTCGATCGATATCGAGACCAGCATTGAAGGCGGTTTTCCTGATATCGAGAAAGCAGACAATGAGATTACAGCTATTACCATCGGCCGCAATGGTAGAAAGACTACGTTTGGTTGCGGTGAATATCAGGAGCATCAAGACAATGTACAATATTACAAATGCGCAGACGAATCTGCACTCTTACTCGCCTTTCTCGAAGTCTGGAACGGATCACTCTATTCGCCTGACGTTGTCACAGGCTGGAACATCGAGTTCTTCGATATCCCATATCTTGTCAACAGGATTCGAAAAGTTCTTGGATCTGATCACGCTGAACGCCTCTCTCCCTGGAAAATACTTCGTGAATACAAAGTTAACAGCCGTGGACGAGACTGTGTTTGCTATGCCCCTATCGGCATCGCCGTCCTTGATTACATCAAACTCTACAGGAAGTTTACGTACACAGAGCAGGAATCTTACCGACTTGACTACATCGCTCAAGTCGAGTTAGGCGAAGGTAAGATTGACTATCGAGACGAAGGATACACCGATCTTGATGACCTTCGTCTCAGAAACTTTCAACTCTATATCGAATACAACGTTCGAGATGTTGAAATCGTTGAGAGGCTTGAAGATAAGCTAAAGTTGATCGAATTGGTCTATGCTTTGGCTTATGACGCCAAAGTAAACTATGAAGATACCATGGCAACCGTGAAGCAATGGGACGTGATCACTCACAACTATCTTCTCGATCGAAACATCGTGGTTCCTCTTAACGATAAGAATAAACCCGACCGAGCCTTCGTAGGCGGATATGTCAAAGATCCGAAGGTCGGCATGAGTAAATGGGTTGTGTCGTTCGATCTAAACTCCCTTTATCCTCACCTTATCATGCAGTACAACATCTCGCCCGAGACTCTTGTTACACGCTTGAAAGATAAGGTGTCGATCGACGACCTACTTGTTGGTGGCGCTAGTCAGTTCGGTGACTATCTTGATAAAACGAACTGTACTATCGCTGCCAACCTTTGTATCTATACAAAAGAAAAGCGCGGTTTCTTGCCATCGATTATGGATCGCATGTATGATGATCGTACTCGATACAAGAAGCAGATGATTAAGTGTAAGAAAGAATACGAGAAGACGAAAGAACCTCAGCTCGTCAAGGAAATTGCACGTCTCGATAACATGCAGATGGCCAAGAAGATTCAGTTGAACTCGGCTTATGGTGCTCTCGGTAACAAGTGGTTCCGTTGGTTTGACGTGAACAATGCAGAAGCGATCACCACCTCTGGTCAGCTCAGCATTCGTTGGATCGAGAATAAGCTGAATGACTATCTCAACAAACTGTTGAAGACAGAAAACTTTGACTATGTGTTGGCTTCTGATACCGATTCGGTGTATGTGACTCTCGAATATCTCGTCAAGAATGTATTCGGTGATGATATCCCTGAAACCAAGAAGGTGATTCAGTATATCGACAAGATCTGTAAGGAACGTATCGAACCATTCATCGATCGTTCTTATCAAGAGCTTGCCGAATATATGCGTGCATACGATCAGAAGATGCAAATGAAGCGAGAGAACATCGCCGATAAGGGTATCTGGAAAGCCAAGAAGATGTACATCTTGAATGTGTGGAACTCTGAAGGCGTTGAGTATGAGAAGCCGAAGTTGAAGATGACAGGCATCGAAGCAGTTCGATCTTCGACTCCGACAGCATGTCGTGATGCCATTAAGAAGTCTCTCGAGATTATCATGGGTGGATCTGAATCAGATCTTCAGAAATATGTGGCCAATTTCAAGTCAGAGTTTTCTTCTCTTGGATTTGATGACGTAGCCTTCACTCGTGGTGTCAAAGATATCGACAAATATTGGGTAGGTGGTAGGTTTCAAAGCCAGACACCTATTCACGTTCGTGGTTCAGTTGTCTTCAACGAAATGTTGAAGAAGAAGAAACTGACAAATAAATATCAGTTGATTACCAGCGGTGAAAAGATTAAGTTCGCGTATCTCAAAAACCCGAACCCGACACAAGACTATGTGATCGCATGCCCAAATGGTCTACCAAAAGAATTAAAGATGGAAACTTATATCGACTATGCGGTGCAGTTCGAGAAAGGCTATCTTAGCCCTATCGAGTCGATCACAAATACAATGGGCTGGCAAGCAGAAAAAAGAGCAACACTCGAGGATTGGTTCAACTAATGGCAAACTTAGATATCGATTTAGACTTTGATTTTGGTTTCACGACTTCTTCTGAAGAAGAAATCAAACAAGAAGGTACTGATAAGGCACGTTACATGTACGATGCCATCATGCCTTTACTTACAAACTTAAAGAAAGATGCAGATAAAAACCCGATCATCAACTGGCCTAATCGTGGCGAGAAGATCGATCTCTTCATTACTAAATTAAATAAGATTCTCGCATCTTAATGGTGTACAAATAAAGATATATCG